CGCCCGAAAGGGCGTGATCTCCCGGATGGTCAGGACGACGGCTTTGTAGGTTTTCTGCCTATGAAAAATAGTTGACCTTCTGCTTCTCGGGGAAACCCGCGCATGAAGAGATCTATATCCCGAATCTTGACCGGCATGTCTGTACGATACTCTTGATTACCTAAGGCGAAAGCCCATGCTAATTTCAGAATATCGTATCGTGCTCTCGAGGCTTTATGCTTTCGATTGCGGTATCTGTAGGTGTCTAGGGTTGGTATATTTACCAATTCATAGCTCTTACCAGACATCCATGCGTCATATACTTCGTAGTCACTATCACCTTCACCTAAATAAGCGTCCAATTGTTCGCCTATTACAGTGATGGCTGGATGATTTCTCGGTATATGAATCTGCGCAAAGTTCGTGGGGGCTACAGGGTTCAGTTTATTAGACTGAACGTTGACTAATTTATCAACCTCTTTCCAGAAGATCTCACGGCGAGCTTGCTCGACATGTAATCTGATGGAATTCTCTGGGAACCCACCCATAATAGGTGGTTCCTGCATTTGGTAATTACCCTTTGCTATATATAGCGGAGGCATACCAAGCAGGTCCTCAGAGGAGGAGAGCACACGAACAACTGTTTTCATAACACCTTTGAAAGTATTATGTGACAGGAGAACCTGTACCCCGGGCGCTAAAGTTGTGTCCTTGTACCCGCGGTTCCTAAGAATCCTTACCAGTTCTATGAACTGTTCTGGAGACTTATGAATACCAAGGAGGAGATCAACAGGAATTCCTGTTACTTCTCCCTCTGGTGTAAATAATCGCTTGGCGAACTCGGCATAGCCTTGTTCACTTTGCGTGCATTTACCGCGACTGACGGAAACACCGAGTGATTGTATCGTCTTAATGTATAAGTCATAGACTTCTACGTTAGTGTCCATACAATCGTCACCTAAAACAAGGTATTTGTACTTGCGTACACCTACTTTGTGAGCACACCATGCTTTAACAGCATGATGTGTAAAGGTCGATACGGCCCATGAGCTCAAAAGGCCCATGGGGTTCCCAACGGCATACCTTATTGGACCTTTCGGTCCTTTAAAGTCCCGCTGTGTAAGAACAGTTTCCCAAAGACTCCCAATAACCTCACCGTATGCCAGTTTTACCAGCGCTGCCTCAATTAAAATTGGGAAGCGATCTGTGAAAGCTGTCATATCAGAGGAGAACAGATGACTACCTAATCCTTTAATAAGAGATGGTATGTCACCTTGTCGATATGTACAATCTCCTCTAAGTTTCTTCAACCCTGCCATAAAGGCATCGTGAATACTACTTAAAGAAAGATTGGACCACCAGTCTCCGATCGCGACAATTCTGGTTTTACCAGCTTTATCCGAAAGGAATACTAGTTTTGAGTGATTGAAATCACCTTTTACACCGACATATTTGTCAAGCAACAAGTAAGGCTCTGTTAAGAGCAATAATTGACGCACTGCATCTTCAAGGTAGGGGTCGAGCGTAAGCCCTGTCCTATCCATGAAAGCAGTAGCTGTAGCCGGGCCATTTGGTCCCGCTTTGTTAGACATTAGGATCCTTGATCTCGGGAGTTCCTTAGGCAAAGCCTTTAGTCCTCCCCAGTTCGGTAGCCAAGCAATGATTTCATCTATAGTAGATTTCTCTGCTGTAGACGGTGTAGTTATCGAGGCAGTGTCGTAAGAAGGGGAAACCCTAAATACTTCTATGCACCTCCATAAAGACATCAATGCTCTTTTATCGTCAAGTGTCCCAAACGCTAGGCCAATCCAAGGTCGTAAGACTTTGGGGTGACCATCTTTACCTATCTTTTTGAAAGGTAGAGGTGTTCGCGCTTGCTCTAGAACACATTGTTGAAAGTATAATCTGTAAGCCTTTAAGGTTATCAGAGTACCACTCTCTCCTCGTGTTTCCAGAAGGAACTTGACCATGGTTTGGAATCTGACTAGATGGTCCTTTTTAAGGGATGATCCAGAAAGATCAAGTATCATAGGTAGCAATTGCTGCAAAGCAGTTAGCCATCTGTGAGAAATTTTGATTTGGTCATTAGTACCTTGTTTTATCGTCATAAATATTTATATTTGTGATTTTAACTCAATTTGCTCTCGCCTCGAAAGGGTGCCAACTTTGTAGGGGGACCAGTTTACTCTGGACACAGCTTATGCTTACGCACCTTACGGTGCG